TTTTTTTCAACTGGATGATTAGTACAAGACATTATATATATATATAATATTATATATTATATTTTTTTAATATATATTATATTATATTAAAATTATTAATTAATATGTATTCGACTATTGAAGAAGCATGGGGTGTACAAACATTTGCATGTATAAATACAAATACAAATACAAATATAACAAATAACAATACAAATACAAATGCATTTGCAAATGCAAATACAAATACAAATGCAAATGCAAATGCAAATGCAAATGCAAATGCAAATGCAAATGCAAATGCAAATGCAAATACAAATGCAAATGCAAATGCAAATGCAAATGCAAATGCAAATGCAAATACAAATGCAAATACAAATACAAATATTGAAACTTTTACTAACCCACCAAAAATGAATGAAGAAAAAGAAACAACATGTATAAAAAAAAATGAAAATGAAAATGAAAATAATATAATTAAAATAAACAAAAAATGTACTAAAAAATTTAAAAATAATAATATAATTCAAGCATTTTTAATTGGACTTTTAATAATATTAATATTACAACTTATAAATAATAAATTTATTAATAAATTAGTATAAAATTATATAAATATTTTATTAAAAATATATATAATGAAAAATTTAGTTATTAGTTCTGGTGGAGTAAATATTTTATGTTTACTTGGTAGTTTAAAATATTTAAATGAAAATAATTTATTAAATAATACAAAATGTTTTTTTGGTGTTTCAGCAGGTGCTATATTATGTACAATGTTAGCATTAGATTATACAATAGATGAAATGAAAGAATTTTTTATAAATTTTAATTTATTAAAATTTGTTGGAGAATATGATATTACAAATTTTATAAATAATTATGGTTTTTCATTTGGAGAATCTCGAGATATAATAGGACAATCAATTATAATTTATAAATTAGGAGAACAAAATAAAGATTATACATTTAAACAATTATACAATGATACAAAAAAAGAATTAAATATTTTTGCAACTTGTGTTGAAGATAATACTTTATGGCAATTTTCGCATAATAGTAATGAAAATGTTCCAATTTGGAAAGCTATGGCATCTTCTTGTAATTTACCATTTATTTTTACACCTGTTCATATTAATAATAAAACATTTATAGATGGTGCGTTAATTAATGATTTCCCAATGAATTATGTTAATAATAATGAATTTAATAATACAATAGGTTTATTTATTAATAATTATAATAATAATAATAAAATTAATTATTTTGATAGCATTCCAAATTTAAAATATTATTTAGAAACATACTTCTTATATAGTTCGCCAAAATGTAACTGTCATAATTCTTATAAAAATACAATTAATATACGTTTACCAGAAAAATATACAAAATTTACATATAAATTTGATATATCTAATGATGATAAACAAATATTAATTGATATTGGTTATAATATTGCAAAAGATAAATATCAAATTATAGTTAATGAAAGAAAATTAAAAAGAAGTATTTCTTGTTTCTTTTAGCTAGTCAAATGCAAGTATTTTTTAATATTCATAAAATCTTTTTCTTACAATTTTTTGGACTAATCACTACGCCAAGTGTTTTGTGCATTTTTAAACTTATCATAATAATCACTTGCTTTTTTCATATATCAGGATGGATAAATATTTTAATATTGAACTTCTAAAATGTAATATTATAAATTTTTATCCTTATAATTATTCATTTGTTCATCATAAGATAAATTATTTTCTACGTATTTTGGTAAATTATTTAATAAAAAACGAGCATTTATTCCAGTTTCATCTGTATCATATAATTTAGAAATATTATCAATACTATTCAGAAGGACTAGTTCTAAATTATATGGAATTAAATCATTGCTTGTGTCATCTTCAGGTCGTTTAATTTTTTCAAATTCTTTTTTAAATTCTTTTTTATTGATTTTTTTTAATTTTGTTATTTCTTTTTTCCTTTCATCTATTAATTCTTCTAATTTACTATTAAATTCTTGAATATTTAATAGTTTTTCATTACTATTATAACCATGTAATTTATTGTATTCTTCATTTAAATGATTAAAATTTTGTTTTTCATAATTTGGTTTTGTTTTTAAGGACTCCGTCTTTAATTTTGAAAAATCCCATTTTATTAATCTCAATTCATTATATAGTTTTTTTAATTCTTTATTACTTAAAACATTATACGCGAGAGTAATTAGTTCATAAATATCAGTATCAGTTTGATTTTTATCAGGGTGGTATTTTAATATCAATTTTTTATATTGTTTTTTAATTTCGATGTCACTTGCGTCGTCATTAATATTTAACACTTCATATAAATTTACATCAATAATATCTTCAATATTTATATTATCCATTTATAAATTATAAATATTTTTATCTTTTTAAATTAATATAATATGAGTTTGGACAAAAATAAATTTAAAGCGTGCATGATATTAGCAGGGTTAGGTGATGTTATCGGTTTTAATAATGGCATTTACGAATTTAACAATTCAAACGAGTTTTCAATAAATACTATAGGAAATAATTATATAGACGAGGGGTCTAATTATTCCAATTATATTATTTTTGATTTTATAAATACATGTGGATTTTATAATTGTCCTTTACCAAATATGACTATTTCTGATGATACTATTTTTCATATATCAATTGCTAAAGCTTTAATTGAATGCGATGGCGATGGTAAAGACAATAATTTATTGGCAAATATAGAAAAAAATATGATAAAAGAAATTAATACAAGTGATAAAATAACAGATATGATAAATAAATACGGAATTGGTAATGTAACATTAAACAGTTTAAAAAAATTAAAAAACGGAGATAACTGGTTAAAGTTCCCATATAAAGAACATGACGGAGGGACAGGTGGATGTATGCGTACGATGTGTATTGGGTTAGTTTATCCAAAAATAAACCAACGAGAAAAATTAATTAAATTGGCATTATTATCAACTAGAGTTACTCATTGTAATGCTATCGCTTGGTTGGGTGCAATTACATGTGCTTTATTTGTATCTTTAGCTGTTAATAATATAGAGCCTAGTAACTGGATATTTGAATTGATATCTTTATTAGAAAGTACTATTATTGATAATATTGTTGAAGAAAATATACCAAATGATTATGTTAATTATATTAAAGATAAAAAAATATTTGTTGATAAATGGAAAAAATATCAACAAATTAGATTTGATAAATATAAATTTAGAGATATCAAGTTAATGATGTTTCCTAATTATAGATCTAAATTTTATCATGAAATGTTTTCTTTTAATAAAAATAGAATATATCCAGGCGCAGGTGGTGATGATTCAGTTATAATAGCATATGATGCTTTATTAGATGCAAAAGACAATTGGGAGAAACTAGTTGTTTATTCTATGTTACATGTCGGGGATTCTGACACAACAGGTACTATTGCCGGTGCTTTTTATGGCGCGACGTATGGTATTACTAAAATAGCAAAATTAATGACAAAAAAATTTAATATGACAAGCGAATTAGGTGATATAGGCGACAAATTATACGAAACTTCAATAAAATTTGCAAATAATTAAAATAATATAAATAGAATTTTTGTATATTAATCATAACAATGACCCGCGCATCTTCTGCGCGATATTATTGAGTCTTTTTATGGGACTATAGAGTCTCTTTCAGAGACTGCACAAAACTATTGTTTAAAAATAAATATTTATCTTATGAATATGATAAATATTTATATAATTTAAAGATTGATATTAAAGAACATTCAATTTAACCATTTTTGTTAAAATGTTTTAATTACATGTGTATAAACAAATATAAATTCAATTTTTTATAAAATAAATAAACAATATAATTACCAAAAAACAAGATTTAATTAAATAAATAATTAAATAAATAAAATAAATAAATAAAATAAACTAATATATGTAATACTAGTATCTAATTTAACTATATTAGCTAGATAATAATACTATTTTTAAGCTTATTATGTTTATCAATTAGTCTGGAACAGTGTATATGATTAAGCATTATATCTGAGTTATATTTATAGTTATAATTATAATTATTAACCATCAAAACTACTGTAGTTACAACAATGACAGAAAACATTATCATAATAAATAAGATTACACAAGTGATAACAGAATACTGTTGTTTTCTGTTATTTTGCTCGGGGTACAGATCCATAATATTTACGATTTCTGGCTTTTCATACTCAGGATACAGCTCCATAATATTTTCATAACAATTTAGCTTCTTTTCATGCATAAGCATTAGATGAGTAAGCTTATCTTCTTCTTCATTACAAATAAAATTGAAACTTTCATTTGCAATTTGTATCAATTTTTCAATTTGATCAATTGGTCTATTATTATCATTAATATATCTACTATTATCAAGATATTTATTTAATAAATTATTATAACTATCATTATAATAATTTATAAATTTATAATTATTGACTTGGTCTGTAGTTGTGGGTATATCATTAGTGATAATAAAGTTTTGCAAGTTATCAAAAAAAGTCTTTGCTAATTCATAATCATATTTATCCTTATTTATGATGTAAAAAAAACTAAGCTCTTGTAGCTTGTTCTTTATAAGGATGGTTTGTTGTTTTAGTTCTTTAATTCCATTTACTATATGTTCTTTATGTACTTTCTCATAACCATATCCATAAGCATAATATTTATCACTATTCATTGTTTTTTTGTATTAAATTTACTATATCAAAAAATTAATTTTTATATAATTAAAATTCAATTTTTTTAGTTTAATCAGAAAGTGTTTCTAATAGCATTTTAAAATAATAGATAATAATAATATATGTGTTATTTGTTTTGATGGTTAATCGAAACTACTATAATCATAACAATGACAGTAAACACTATCATAATATTTTTTATTTCTTGCTTCGCATACTTATCATATTCTTTCTTCTCATATTCTGACTTGTCATACTCATCATATTCTGACTTGTCATATTCTTGCTTCTCATATTCTTGCTTGTCATATTCTAATTTATCATAATCATCATATTCTGACTTGTTATATTCTAATTTATCATAATCATCATATTCTTGCTTGTCATATTCTTGCTTGTCATATTCTTGCTTGTCATATTCTTGCTTGTCATATTCTAATTTATCATACTCATCATATTCTGACTTGTTATATTCTAATTTATCATAATCATCATATTCTTGCTTGTTATATTCTAATTTATCATAATCATCATATTCTTGCTTGTCATATTCTGACTTTTCATACTCAGGATACAGTTCCATAATAAGATTCTCATAACGTTTGAGCTTTTTTTCATGCATAAGCATTAGATGAGTAAGCTTATCCTCTTCCTCATTACAAATAATATTAAAACAATTGTTTGCTTGTAGTTTATAATGTTTAAGTTTAAGTTTTCCAAGAGTGTCATTAGAGAAATCTATAATTTCTTTAGAAAAACACAGATATCTAGTTGTTAAATCTTTATTATAATTATTATAATATTTAATAAAATTATATTTTTCATTTCCAAATACTTTTTTAAGGTACACAATTTCAATATTAATATTTTTTTCAATAAAGTTTTGCAAGTTATTAAAAAAAGTATCAACTAATTCATAATCATATTTATCCTTATTTGTGATATAAAAAATACGAACCTCTTGTATCTTGTTCTCTATAAGGATAATCTGCTGTTTTAGTTCTTTAATGAAATTTACTATATATTCTTTATGTACTTTTCCATAACCATAACAATAATCATAACTAATATATTTATTACTATTCATTGTTTTTATATTAAATTTATTATATTAAATAGTTTTAATATTATTGATATTCAATTATTTTTATAAATTAATTTTTTTTATGATTGTCATACAGTTTATTGAGTGCATTGAACGCATTGTGCGCGGCTCATCATTACAGCTGTGTTCAATAACTGATAGATAATACAATGAACTATTAAAATTGATATCATAGTAATAACCACAGCAATAACTGTAGGTATCAAAAAGTTTACACAAGTATTCAGCCTCTGAAAGAGACTATAGAACGAAGAGATTACAAGTGTAATCTTGTTTTTCCAAATAAGATTCTCATAATACTTTAGCTTATGTTCGAGAAGAACCATTTTAAAATTAAGCTTCATCTCTTCTTCGTCACAAATTAATTTTAAATTTTCCTTTCCTTTTTTATCAAAATCAACAACAGTAGGATAATCGCAACTATGCTTATAGTAACTAAGAAAGCTTTCATAATTATCATTTTCATCATTTATAAAACAGCTAAACATATCAGTAGTAATTCTTTGAATAAAGATTGTCTTATCGAAAAAAGTCTTGACTAATTCATAATTATTTTCCTTATCTTTATTTTCTGTGTAAAAATCAAGGAGTTGTACTCGTTGGGTTTCTATGTTTTCAATTTGTTCTTTAGTTTCATTAATGACATTTAATATATGTTTATTCTTATTAACATTGACATTAATTGACATATTCATAGTAATTGTTTTTATTAATATAAAATAACAGTTACTTTTCAATATAATCATAAATCAATTTTTTTTGGGGTAAGAAAATCGAGTTATGACTCAAAGTACTTTATATGGATAAGTATCTTTGCTATTTCAAACTGTTTCTTCGTGACAAAAAACTTCCATCCAATCTTCTTACAAATATCTAGTTCTAAGTAGTTCAGATCAAGAATATCCATATGTCCAAATGACGCCCATGCTTTGTTATCTAGGTGCTTACCATTCTCGTCATTAGACCAGTCCCAATCTTCGTTCCATTTTACTACCACCATCATGAGGGTAATAAGAATATTCTTCCAGTTTTTAGAGTGTAGAAAAATACTATCAAGACGCCACAGATATATAAAAAGCAATATGACACACGAGTCTGATACTTTAAAATACTTAATCATACTTTTGATCAAGTCGTTTACTTTATAATATGATGATGTACAGCCTGTACAATCCATCATGATTGTGTCCATGATATACTCCTTGAGATTAATAAATTTCTGATCGGAAGTACTCGCATTATTGTAGGTGATGATTTGCTCGATAAAGCTAGCAATGTAAGTACCTTCTATACCTGATATACGCACAGAAGGTCTAACCCACTCAAATTCTGGACAAAGTACTTCATCTGTGACTTTTTGCCCGTATTCTTTAAGACGCCGGTTCAGCTTCAAAGCCATAGTATGCGAAGCTGAAACAGAAAACTCTGTAATCAAACCCTCTGGTTGAGGAACAGTATTAGAATCAGATACAGGCTGAGATAGTGACTGTCTGTACCATGCGTGAAAAACCAGGTACAATGACATTTTATATCTTTATCTTTAATAAAGAAATCAATAATAATAAAAATCAATTTTTTTATAAAAATAATATATATATATAAATATATATAATCCGATGGATGATGAAGAACTATATTTTAAAGCTAAATATTTAAAATATAAATTAAAATATTTAGATTTTAAAAAACAATATATTGGTGAAGGTGGTGGTGGAAATGGAAAAGATGGTCCAGTACCAGCTGGTACTGGTGGTACTGATACAAATGTACAAGTTAGTACAGAAAAAACAGTAACAGCGACACCTGCTACAGTTGTAGCTACTAAAGTTGTAGCTACAACTGAAGCAGAACGACAAGCTGCCAGAATGGACGCAGTTAAACGATCTTTTCAACCTGAAGTTAATAGAGCAAAAAGCACTGTAGAAAAAAATGAAGCACAAGTAAGAAAAGAGATAGCTGCTGTAGAAGCAGCAAAAGCAGACAGACAAGCAAGAGCAGCAATAGCAGCAAAATATAAAGCAGATAGAAAATATGCAAGAGATCATCTTGGATCTTAATCACCCATCGTATGTTCATAATAATATTAAAATTATTGAATATCCAAAACTTACAAGATTGTATAATAGAACAAATAAATATAATAGACTATATACATAAAACCATAAATTCAAGACATATGAGATAACATTCATAAATAAACGTAAAGTACCCGGAAATAAGAATAATGAACATATTAAATAATATTATTATCAATATTATAAATAGATTATAATATTGATGAACAAACTATATATAATTTAAAATAATAGAGAAATATTAAGATGGCATTTTTCTATGATAATTATATAAATCTAATACAATTTTATGATTAGGATATATATATTTTGAAAACATTATTTTCATATTGTTAATATGGTCGTCGTTTTTAATTGTATCACGATGTATAATAGCTCTTTTAAGGGCTGTGTCTGGTGCTTGTTTTGATAATTGTTCTTTATCTTGTGATAAAATACAATTCGCAGCAAAAGACATCAATTTTTTTTCTAAAGGTGATTTATTCCAATAATTATGTTTTAATGTTACAAGCCATTGGGTTTTATTAGGTGATAACGGTAACATATTAACATTTACAAATAAATGTTGGTTACCAGGTAATGAAACCCGCGACCATGTAGTGTAAGGATATTCGTAAATATGAAAGTTTTTAGAGTATTTTAATTCTCTTTTCAAATGAACTAAATTACTGTTTGTTTTGTAATTAAATGACAATCCTAATTTATCTTTGTTTTTTGGATATTCAACAATTTTAATATTTGTAGGAGGAATATGACCTCCAAACCCAAATATATTATTATGAACATATGATGGGTGATTAATATCCATTGTATTATAAGCACAATCAATTATATTTGTATCTATATTAATTTTAATTAACGATGTTTCAAAATTTTTATTATTATAAAAAGGAATAGCAGGTGGTAATTTATTTTTTGGTTTATAACTCCACCATAATTTATCTTGGAATATAATTGTTTTGCCAAATGTATTGTTCCCGTTATATTCTAAACCATGATATGGACATATTAAGCATCCTTTATTTGTAACCTTCCCGTGATCTAGTTTTGATCCCAAATGACCACAAATATTAATTGTGGTTAACGGATCGCTTTTATTAAACCATGTAACCAATGGTAAATCGCCAATATTATAAGCATGAGGTTTTTTAAAATCTATGTTCTTTATAAAATCAATACAATGCCATGTATTAAAAATACACAACTGTGATAAAAACGAATAAGAGTGTAAAAATAAATTAATAAATATTAATATTTTTAACATTTTAATATTTATTATATTTATTTGTTTAAGTTAAAACACTTTATTCTAGTTGTTTTCCTATTTTTGTATACATATTAATTGTAAAAAAATATTATAATTAATATTATAAATGGATTATAATATTGACAAACAAACTAAATATAAATTAAAGTATTTAGCTTTAAAAGACCAACATATTGGCGAAGGAGGTCATACTGGAGATAATAATTTATATTATCAACAAATATATTTAAAATATAAATCAAAGTATCTAGCTTTAAAAGACCAACATATTGGCGGAGGGTATACTAATAGTCGCATATTTAAAATAGATTATGATATAGATAATAATTTATATTATCAACAAAAATATTTTAAATATAAATTAAAGTATTTAGATATAAAATACGGCGGTACTTGCAAATTAAAAGTAGATTATGATAATAATTTAGATTATCAACAAAAATATTTAAAATATAAATCAAAGTATTTAGATTTTAAAAAACAACATATTGGTGCTGGTGCTGGTGTTTTTGATGCTGGTACTGGTGATACTGATACAGATGTACCAGTTGGTACAAAAGCAACAGTAACAACGACACCTGCAACAGCATCAAAAACAACAACTACAAAAACAGCAAAAACACCAGCAACAGCACCAGCACCAGCACCAGCAGCAAAAACAGCATCAAAAGCACCAGCACCAGCACCAAAAGCACCAGCATCAAAAGCACCAACAACATCAGCAAAAGCACCAGATAAAAATACAGTAACTTATATTTTAGAAAATAAAAAGGTAGTAACTGTATCTAAAACAGCAAAGATTAAAACTGGAGGTTTAGTAGAATTTTTAAATGAGTTATTTGAACAAGAAAGTAAGGATAAAGATGGTTTAGTAAATGGCGACAGATATAGAGACATCAAAACTTATATGAATAAAGTAATACGTGATAGAACACGATTAGACAAACGTCGTTTTGATGAAATTGATTATAATTTTGATAATTTCGAAGATGTTGCCAATATGGTTGAAAAAGTCACTCATAATGCTATTCTATATCATTTTAAAATTATGAATAAAGATAAGGTTGCGACAATAATGGAACGAGTGATAGAAAAATATTTTTATGTTTAATAAAAAGAGGATCAAAAAAACAAGAAAAGTGGTTGATTTTCTTAAACATAATAAATTATATAAGATGATATAAGACAATATATCGTCTTATATAAATTAACTACATTTGTTTACGGTGCTCTTATTTTAGATATAATATTAATTGCAAGTAATTTGTGTATTCTATTGTCTTCAAAATTTTAATATATATATATTAAAATTTATAATATATATATATATATATATATATATATATTATAAAATGGATATTGATAAAGAACAAACAAATAAAGCTAAATACTTAAAATATAAATTAAAGTATTTAGCTTTAAAAAAACAATATATTAGCGAAGGAGGGGGAGGAGGGACATCAAGTACAGTAAAAGAGCAGTTTTTTGGAGATAGCATGTATAATCACATACTTCGAGATATAAGAACAGATAAACGTGATTCAAAATTTAATAACTATATTATCAGTATAATATCTAATTATACTGTTAATAATAGTTCTCATTTTCTTAACCAAATTCAAAGTGAATCAAAGACAAAAACCGTAGCTGAAGCTATAAATGTAGTTTTGAAAAAAAAAAGTTTAAATATAAATATAAATGACTATTTACTTAAAATATATAATGATAATAAAACATAAAAATTATATAAAACTAAATTATATTTATTATGTTTATATATAACTTTTATAAATTAACTATATTTGTTTATGATGCTCTGATTCTAGGCATGATATTAATTGCAAGAAGTTCTTGTACCATTAATTTGAATGCATAAGGTAGCGCGACAGTAGAAATCTTCTTAGTTTCTCTGCAACTATCGCAAATATAATGATTGCTGTCTATAACTTTACGAGCAAACAAACCACAATTATCACAAACATGAACAAAGTATTGATCCGATGTTTCCATAAATCTCTCTTTAAGGAACTGACTCAATCCGTGAGATATCATTGCATCACGTTCCATCTCTCCAAATCTAAGACCACCTTCACGAGCTCTGCCTTCTGTAGGTTGTCTTGTTAAAATTGCAGTTGGTCCGCGACTGCGACTGTGAATTTTATCGAGCACCATATGCTTTAATCTGAAGTAATATGTTGGACCAATGAATATCTGTGCCTCCATTTTTTTACCAGTATAACCACAATAAAGTGTTTCATTACCATGTTCTTCAAAGCCATATTGTTTTAATACTTTCTTAGCTTCTTCTATATCTACATTATCAAATGGTGTAGCGTCTGTCAAATGTCCAGATAGAGCAGATGCTTTGCCAAGAACACACTCGAATAGTTGACCTATTGTCATTCTTGAAGGAATGCAATTTGAAGCAGCTAACCCTTCTGCGATAAAATTATGATGCGTTGATACTCCAATATCATAAACTTCATTTTGTCCTGCATCAGTAATATTATTTACTTTCATTGTAAAATATGGTATGTAGTTATTTTCTCTTTTTACAATATAGTTCATCTTACCGTCTTCTTGACGCGTGAACCATTCTTCACAGCCAAGTTGTTTAATATATTCTTCAGCTGTGTAAAACCTATCATGTTTAAATACAATTGGTTTATCTTTTCTATCTTGTCTTCTTTTATTATTAACATATGTTAAATCTAATGTAGAGTAGAATGAATCTAATGGTTTATCAGTTGAATATAATTCATTTCTTGCTTTCACTAATACTTCTTTCATCAGTATATGTTCATTATTAAATATATCATCAATCTTATTTAATAAATTTTGTGTTTGTTTTAATACATTGTTATAGAACCTTTCATATGAAATAGCAATTGTTAATCTAGCTGACTTCTGAATACAATGTCTAAATCCAATATTTTCTAAGAATTTAATATTAGATTCAACGCCAATTTCACACTGAAGCCTTGGTTCATTTTTATATAACTCTGTCTTTGTATGACAATCTCTAGTTCTAATAATCTTAGCTTTAACGCCTAATTTATTCATTAATTGTATAATATTATTCATTTTATTTTCTAATGATTTTTTATATTTTACAATTATAGATTGTGAAAGTCTTATTGTTGAAAATAATTTATCACATAAATAAGGAGCGTGACCGTCACCACCAAAAAATCCTCCTAAAAATTCTCTAATAATAACTTTAGGACAATTATCTTCAAGTAAAAATTTAGGTAAAGATGCTTCTTGAGTTGTTCTTCTACCTGTCATTAAACCTTCTAATTGTACAATATTATTAATTAATTCACTTGGAACATTTATATTAAATGTTAAATGATCTTGACATATTTTTGGAGATTTATTAGTAATTATTTCAATATCATTAATGATACCTTCTGCATCTAATAAAAGTCCCATATTAATACGACCTATAAATGTATTATTAGAATGACAAATAGTACCATCGGTACTCAAATATCCTAATATTCTTGCAAATGCTAATGATTTTTCTCTATTTAAATTATCTTTAAAATTAAATTCATATTCTCCAACACTCAATGACCAATCTTTTTCGTCATCATATACTTTATCTTCTGTATATTCGATACCCATAATAACGTTATCTTCATTAATTTTAATATCTTTAGCTTCCTTGTATTCAAAGCCATCGCCAATTAATGTCTTAACTTTAATCTTATGGTCTGGAGTACAAGTAACTGTTCTTCCATCATACATTGTAATCTCGATAGTATCTTTAATACCTCTATTTTCAAGTCCTAATGAGAATGAAGGAACAAAACCTGTCTTATCATTAAACGTCAATACTTTCTCTAATCCTTGGCTACTGAAACTGTTAATTTTCTTAGACAATCCATTAGTCATAGAGATTAATGTTTCTCCTGTGAAACAACAGGGATTAATAATAATATCTGGCTGGATACCATCTTTAGTAAAAGGCATATCTTCAGTAGGGAGAGAAATACCAACACTCCCTTTTTGTGCGTGTCTGCTGCAATTACCGGTCCATACATTTTTATTATTATACCTAATCATAAATATATGTGAAGGAACTTCTAAACAATATACTTTACCTTTATGATAAACAATTTCTTCAAGTTGCCCATTTTGAGAATTTTTATGACCGTGATTAACTTGAGGTTCATTTTTAAATTTGTTAATTGCTACAGATAACATATCATTATTAGCTTTAATTATAGAACCATCTTTTTTCATACTTTCATAACCTGCATATCTATTAATTTTAATTTTAGCACTCCATCCAGCATGAATAGCTAATTTCATTACATCATCCGCTAATTTATTTGATGATGTATAATAACTTTGAGTATTAGATTTTTTATTTGTATATGTTCCATCACATGATAGCAAACTTGATAATAAAATTCTTGCTTGTCTTGAATTTAATTCAAATACAAAATCTGGAAGATATTTATTTACTGCTCCAACATTATAGTCTTTTAACCATTCGTATAATTCTTTGCTTTTAATATTATGTTGAATATTATATTCATATTGTGATTCCATTAATTCAGAATTTTTTTGTTTATGTTGATAATGTCTTAATTCCATTTTATTACATATATCATTAATATGTTCTATTTTTCTTTCTTTAGTTCCTGCAATACAAATATTATTCTGTGACAAATATCCATCTGCAATAAATATTCCCAATAAATCTAGTAAATCATCCATTTTAAATATTTTACCATTAATATTAATTATTTCAACATCAGGAATATCAATAATACCATTCTTTTTAAGGTTATATCTTTTTCCAATTAAATCTTTCGCTTTAATTAATTCAAAAGATTTTGAATTTCTTTTCTTGGCTAACATTTCATGATCCATAGTAACACAAAATTCAGCTTGTTGAGAAGTTAATTTATACATATCACCTTCATATTCCCATTCATAAACATCAATAGGCGTATCATATTTGATAGTTTGTCCTTCGTGTAAAGTAGCAATTTTAAAGTCTTCTTTATTATGATATCTTTGGTAGAGTTCATTAAATTTAAACCATCCTTTATTGGTCAAAACTTCATGATCACCTAACATACAAAGCTTGTCGCCCACTCTTGGGATTCTTTCTGACCTGACTTTAACATTATACATCTCAAAGTTATCGGTATTATAAACACCAGTATAAACTTTATCAATAACACCAGCTACACCTGATTTATATTTAGTGCTACTGTCTTTATAAATTTTATTACTATTATTTTTATCTGGTTGGATCTGTGAGACTTTCCCGATAATAAAGTCCCCAGGGTCAACTCTGGTTTCTTCTTCGATATATCCCTTGTCATTAAGTTTGTCATAATTGCCATACTGGATACCCATAGTTTGGTTAGGGTCTGGTTTGGTAAAAATATCATCACGTGAAGTCGATGGATTTTTTTGAATAACATCATGATATTTTGTAAAATATGCTGCTCTTAATAAACCTCGATCTACAGAAGATCTATTGATAATAATAGAATCTTCTTGATTATAACCAGTATAACAAGCAATCGCTACAATTACATTTTCACCACTTGGTAAATTTAACATATTCGTGTATTTAGCCATTCTTGTATGAACAAGAGGTATCTGAGGATGAAACAATTGGTATGTAAGGTCAATTCTATGACGCAAGCTGCTAACATGAAGTCCCATTGCTTGTCTTGCTTGAGAGAAATTATAAATATTTCTTGGAGATTGATTATGTTCTGAGAATGGAATATTAGATGATACTGTACCCAACATCATAGCTGGGTTAAATTCACAATGTGTAAATTTACGATAAACATTATTGTATCTATTAATCATATTGTTATTATTACTATTATTATCACTAATAACTTTATTTAACATTTTATTTCTTTCTTCATTTAAAATATCAGTAGTCATAGCAATCATTAAATTTTCAGATTCTTCACAATCAACATACTCAATTACATCATTATATTTTGAAATAAAATCATTCCAAGTTGATATTTTATTTGAATTAACACTCATGTTTAAATCAATTTCATTTAACATTTCTTGTGTTAACAATAATTTATTATTGATAACTTTTAATAACGGTCTATACAATCTGCCGCCATCTGTGTTAATTCTTATTTCTTTCATTCTAAAATTATGAGCGATACCTACCATTTTAACAATTACGCCTTTACTTCTCATAGTTCTTAAATATTGTACAAGCTGGATTGGCTTATCTGTCATACCATACCATTGACCACTAATAAATACCTTTGTATTTATTTTAATTTTAATTGGTGACATATCTGTCAGATATGAAAATATTTCAGGTTTATCATCTAATAAATCTTTAATAATTTTTATTTGTTCTTTAGAATTAATCGTTACATTGGCAGACAATGCCAAATGTTTTTGAATACCAATCTTTTCACCATCAGGTGATTCTACAGGATCAATAAAACCATACTGACCACTGTGAATATGGCGCATTTTTTCCATTTTACTTGTTGCTGCGTCTGGAGATGGAGTAATAATTCTTCTAAAATATGAAATAGTATTTGAATAATTATGCCTATGTAATGGCTGTGCTACACCTTTCTTTTTATTGGACCCCCAATTGCCTGTTGCTAAAGCGGTTGTAAACCCTTGTTCAATGGTCATTGATTTAATCAAACCAATAATATTACTCGGATTCACATCTGTTGTTAAACCACCCATACGTTTCTTGAAATTTTTTGAACATTCATTAATCATCTTCTTTAGATATTGCTCAAATAATCTTGTCATTAAAGCACCAGGCAAATCAATCCTTTTATTAATAAAATTATCTCTGTCGTCCGGTTCTATTCTTTTTAGAATACATTGTAAAAGTTTATTGCACATCATACCTAAATAATAACCTTTTTCTAAAAATCCTTTCTCCATATGAGAAAATAGTTCGTTCTCTAAAATACTTAACAAATGTTCTCTTTTTTGCATATGTCTAATTTCAGAATCTGTTTCATTATATTTTCTTGATGTTTTCATTTTTTGAATTAAATAGTTCTCTGCATCTTCCTTTGTCATAATAAAATGATCTACGCCATTATCATCTTTATATGATTCTAATAAACTATTAGTTAATGATGGCTTGATTATATTAATCATATTAGTATCTGTGTTATCATATACAATATAATTAATAATATCCTGATCAGTTTCAAATCCTAATACTCGAAAAATAATAAAAATTGGAATTTCTGAGAAATGAGGCATTGTTAATAATATTGTTTTATCTTTTAACATTTTAATTGATGTAATATTAATATTTGTACTGTCTTGTGCTTTTGAATTTACTTGTACACTGTACATAATACCATCGGTATAATTAATATCTTTCTTTGGAAAGATTAATTCTTTGTTTTCACACATTCTTTCATGCGAAACAACTACTTTTTCTAATCCTTTAATTATGAAATAACATCCAGGATCATATGTACATTCTAAATTAGGTACATCTTTCTTGATGTTAGTTGTACAGTATTTTGAACGTACCATAATTGGTATAGCGCCAATATTAATCTTCTTTTCATGATATAAAACTTTTTCATCAACTGTATTAGATTCAAAATTTATTATTTCTTGTATTTGTTTTATATCAACTATTAATTTACTACTGTAATTAATATGTCTAATTCTTGCATCATTTGGAAAAATAGTATCATAATCAAATTCATCAGATGGAGCTTTTAACATAATATTATCAAATTTTAAAGAATATCTATAAATTTGTTTTCCTATAATATTTTCATGAATAACATATTTTTTGTTTAATTCTGAAATAATATTGTCTTCAATAAATTGTTGATAAGATAAATAATGCATATTATATAAAACATTTTTTGTATTGAATAAAAGATCAATAAGATTCCAAATATCTTTGTTTGATACGGAGTTCTCCATTATAGTATATTATATATATATATTCTTTTATATATATTGTGTTGTAAAATCAATTTTTTTTTTTAATATTATTAATGATTTTTTTTTTAAGTAGTTTTATATAAAATACTTAAAAAACATTTATTATTAAGATGATTTTTTTAAAGTTGAAATATATTTTTTAACTTGATCTTCTACGTTCGCATTTACATTATTTGTTTTTTTATCTTTATACTTATATTTTTCAGCCGGTTCTATACAAGAATTTATATTACCTAAAAAAGACATCAATATTTTATCATAATTATTTTCAACATTTTTCATTACATAGCTAATATATATTTTTTCAGCCTTATTAATTACCGATTTCTTGATAATACTTACAATAACTAAAAATTTATTATTTAAATAATTATATATAGATACTTTAAATAATTTATTATTATATTTATTAATTGTTAGGCATGTATTTTTTATTGTTAGAGCTAATTTATCCTCAAAAATTTTATCATCATTTTCAATAGTCCAATCAAATATAATTTTAGAAGTTACAAATGTTATTAATAGATAATAATATTGATTATATATTAAAAAAGCAGACGTTATAAAAATGAATAATTCCATAATAATATATTAATATTCTTTTTTCTTTAAATAATATTCATTTTTTATAGGTTGAATAACTGATAAAAATTGAATATATATAATATAATATATATATTATATTAAAATACTTAAAGATTAGACAACTATAATAATAGTTAAAAATATGGATTGTATTGCAATATGCCAGGACGACGACATATGGAAATTATTTGATGATAATGATAAAGAGAAATCATCAAGCATAATTGTATGTATTTATTGCGAATCCAATTGTTTAATTAGTGATAAAGGAAACATCGTTTGTAAAGATTGTGGGACTATAAATGAACATATTTTTGATCAGAATCCGGAATGGATTCATAATGAAGACGGTAAAAACGAGGGAAGTATTAGGTGCGGGGCGCCTATTAATTATTATACTCCAAATTCATCTTTAAGTACTGTTATAGTAGATAGGAATCGAAATAAATATACTAAAATAATAAAACTTCATAGTTGGAACCAACAACCATATGACGAAAGAAGCAGGAACGATGTTAATCAAATGATTGAAGAAAAATGTAAATCAAACATCATAAGTAAAGCTGTCGCAGAAAATGCAAAGTATTTATATAAGAAAATTAGTGAAATTAAACATAAAAGTGGTATAAATGAAGGGAAAAAAATAATTATTAGAGGTAAAAATAGAAAAAGTATTATTGCAGCTTGTGTGTTTAATGGAGCACAGGTTCAAAAACAACCATTATCATTAAAAAACATAGCTTCTATTTTTGAGATTGACGTAACACAAATTACTCAAGGTATTGCTAAACTTGAAGAATTGTTATATGACGAACCATTGCTTAAAGACAACGACGTTATTGATCCAGGGAAATTTATAACCAGTTACCATGGGAAATTAGGATTACATAGAGATTATATCCCGATTTCTATCACAATTTCTGAATATTTATCTCATGATGATATTGTATCTAACCATCAACCAGTATCTATTGCCGCAGGAATAATTTTATTAATTAGTAAAATATATAATCTAGATATTAATAAAAAAAAAATATCATCAACTTTAAATATTTCAGAGGTGACTATCAATAAAATATATAATAAAATAAATAATCAACAAGTTAAAGATATTATAATTAATTCTAAATAGTGTATATATATATATATATATAAATATACTTAAATAATATATAATAAAAATATTACGTATGACAAATAATATATTAATATTGTATTGCTATTTTGAAAAAAACGAAATTTATAAAAATAATTTAGATTTGTTTTTAAAATTAGGATTATACGATGAATGTGATTATTTATTTATAATAAATGGAGATTTATCTATTAAAATCCCTGAACAAAATAATATTAAAGTTTTATTTAGAAAAAATGAAGATTATGACTTTGGAGCATATAATGATGCGCTAGAAACGATTGATATAGACGAATATAATTATTATTTTTTTATTAATACATCTGTAAGAGGTCCGTTTATTCCTACATATGCTAATATTAAATGGTATCAGCCATTTATTAATTTATTAAAGGATGACGTCAAATTAGTAGGTACTTCTATCAATATATTAAACACAGATTCTAATGAATCTAATGCATTTTATAATGTAACACAATTTACAAAACCATATACTCATGTTCAAACACAAATGTTTGCTATGAATCAAGAATGTTTGAAATTTTTAATATCTTCAAAATTATTTGAAAACAATGATTATAAAAATTATGTAGAATTTATTGCAATCAAAGAAATTCTAATGTCTCAATTGGTTTTAAAAAATAATTGGAATATATCTTGTATTATCCCAGAATATCAAAATATTGATTATCGACTTTTAAAGAATGATATTAATTTTTCTTCAATTAATGGTGACCCTAATTATACAAATGCATGTTTTGGTAGAACAGTACATCCATATGAAAGTATTTTTATTAAAATTAATAGAAATATATCTATTAATGAAATAAATAGTATTACAAAATATTTATTAAAATAAATAAATATATAAGTTATTTCAAAGGTTTAAATATTTAATTTAATTTAAAATTAAATATTTATTATTATAATTATGAATAATACTTTAGTTATATATTGTTATTATGAAAAAAATGATGATTATAAAAATAATTTAGTGTATTTTTTAAATTACGGATTAGAAGAAAAAAATGATTATATATTTGTAATAAATGGTAATTGTATGATAAAAATACCAAAATATGATAATATTAAAGTTTTATTCAGAGATAACATCGGATATGACTTTGGTGCATACGGAGAAGCATTAAAATCAATCAATATTGAACAATATCAATATTTCTTTTTTATTAATACTTCTGTAAGAGGACCTTTTTTACCTGATTATGTTAAAATGTCATGGACTGAACCTTTTAAAAATCTATTAAAAGATGATGTGAAGTTAGTAGGAACTACTATTAGTTTAGCGGAAGGATTAGTATTTAATAATAAGGATTATTATTATGATAAACAAAAATATTATATACATGTACAGTCGCAAATGTTCGTTACTGATTTAGAATGTTTAAAATTTCTAATTTCTAAAAGTATTTTTGATTTATTTACTGAAACTAATTTTTTTAAATTAATATTATTAAAAGAAATTGGTATGAGTTATCATATATTAAAAAATAATTGGAATATATCTTGCTTACTTCCCGAATACCAAAATATAGATTATAGAACTTTAAATGTTGATTTTAATCCAACATCTATTAAAGGTGATATGAATTTAAAAAATGCTTATTTTACAAGAACTTTACATCCATATGAAGCTATCTTTATTAAAACTAATAGAGATTTAATTAATAACCAAGAACAAAGTATAAGCACGTATAATTTAAATATAAAATTAACAACAATTATATTTATATTTTATTTTAATAATGAAAATATAAAAGAATATATTAATTATAAATATATTTATTTAGTTAGAATTAATGATTATTTTGATATATTTTATTTTTTAGCTAATAATACATTTTTATGGATAAATAAAGAAAATATTGGAGTAATACTTTTTAATGAAATTACTGGTATTAATTTTGTTCATAATATTGATAATAACGACTTGGTTATTGTTAATAATAAAACATATTATAATTATAATAATCATTTATTATTAAAGAATTTAAATCATTTAAATTTAAATAAACAAACAATTAATGATTTTACTAGTTTTATTATAAAAACAAAATATTTTATAGACTTTATAAAAATATATAAAACATATTTAAATAATAATAAAGATAATATTTTATTAATTAAAATATTAACATCCTATTTTAGCAACCTAAATATTAAAACTCATATATGTAAATAGAAATCATATACTTTTACATGGCTCTTTATAAATAAGCCAATATAAATCCCATATGAAAAGCATGTTTATACTAAAATTGTATAAACATGCTTTATATGCAAATAATGGAGCAAATATAAATACTGCCATAATTCTACCAGGTTGATCAGTATCAATATAAAGGCAGTTCTAGTATTTGATTCGAGTTTGGAACTTTAAGTTGTCGTGCATTTACTTTATATTGAGCACTATCAAAATATATTTTCAGTAATTCAATTAAAATTTCTTTATTTTGTATACGGTTTAAATGGGTATTTATATAACTTTTTATATGATCATGATAACCTACTATTATATCTTTACTAATTTTTTTTTGACCCATACGATCTGGTCCAGTAGTATCAAATAATATTTCAATATTATTTTTAGCAATCGTAATTAAATTACTAAAATTATTAAATTCAAAATTTGAATTATCATTTTTTAAATCATTTATTAAACTATTATTTTTATTATTATGAATATGAAAATAGCGTTCTATACTATCACGCTTCAACGAATCTGTAGTTACATTCTTATCTGTATTATTTGGGGAAACTACAATTTTATCATATTCATTTTTATATATTTGTAATTTAGATTTATTAGATACATTAAATCCACCTCCTGTTTGTTTTAATTCTAAATATTTTTTTTTGTATTTTATATATTTTTTGTAATTTACATCTTCAATATTTATATCCATTGTATAATAAATAGTATATGTTTTTTTTATAATTATTTTTTATATATTTATTTATAATATAAAAATAATTAATGATTTATGGTATATACATTTTTAGGCGTGATTTACGTCTTGACGATAATCATGGATTAATAAATCTAATGAAAAAATGTGATAAAGTAATACCTATGTTTTTTTTTGATGAAAATCAAATAATTAAATCTGTTCATAATCAGCATTATTTTTCAAACAATGCTGTGCAATTTATGTGCGAAAGTTTAGAAGATTTAGATCAACAGTTGAAAGAAAAAAAATCTAAACTATTTTATTTTTTCGGACACCCAGAAATAATATTAGAAAATATATTAAAACAATTAAATGATTATAAAATAGTTGTAGGATGGAATGCCGATTATTCTAAATATTCATTGAACAGAGATTATAAAATGAAAAATATTTGTGAAAAACACGATATAGAAGTATTAGAAACATTTACTGATTTTACATTAATACCCTTCGAAAAATTATTAAAAAGCGATGGTAACGCATTTAAACAATATGGTGCTTTTTATAAAAACGCTCTAAAAACAACAGTGACTAAAACTATTAAAAATAATAACAGTAACTATATATCAAAAACATTTAAATTAAATAATGAATTTAAAAAAACATTACAACAATTTTATAACGAAAATAAATTTATCACACAGCATGGAGGAAGACATATTGCCTTAGAAAAATTAAAACAATTAGTTAAATTTAAAGAATATAATGTAATGAGGGATAGATTAGATTACGAAACTACTAATATATCTGCATCTTTAAATTTCGGATGTATTAGTATAAGAGAAACACATCAAGCTATTATAAAACATCTTGGTAAAAATTCAATATTATTGAAACAATTATTTTGGAGAGATTTCTTTTTAACAATAGTAAAATATACTCCGCATGGTAATGATTTTAAAAGGCATATTGATGAAAGATATGATTTATTAGATTGGCATAATAGTAAATCTGCTAAATATTGGCAACATATGTGGGACAGTAAAACTGGTTTTTTATTAATTGATGCAGGTATGAATCAAATGAAAATTTCTGGATTTTTACATAATAGGTTAAGAATGTTATTAGGTGTTTTTTGGACTAAATATCTTTTAATTAACCCTTTTCATCCAAAATACGGCAGTCAGGTTGGATTTTCGCGACTACTTGTTGATGCTATAGGACCTTCACAAAATGCAAAAAATCACGCATGGATAACAGAATTAGACTTTCCAGGTAAAAAATATTCAGCCAAAGGTGTCCCTTTATCTGGAAGACCAATGGATATATCCAATAAAATGATTCGTAAATGGGACCCTGAATGCATTTATATTAAAAGATGGTTACCACATTTAAAAGATATACCTAATAAAGAACTGTATAATTGGAAAGGTAATGATTCGCATTTACACCCTGGTCCAATTTTTGATTCTAAAGAAAAATATAAAGAATGGATACAATTATGTAAAAGTTAAAAAAATTGAATTTTATTTTATTTGGAGTGTTTATTATAATATATTGTAACATTTATACATGCAGTTCTCAAACATCAATAAAGAAGATAAAGATTTTGAAAGATTTGTTAAAGAAGCTAATACAGTATGGATAGAAGCATTCGGTAATGAATATGGCGAAGGCGAATGCCGTGGAGACAGTTTAGCAATAGGTTGTATTGATGGCAAAATAGTTTGTTGTGCTATCATGGAAATTTGGGACAACATAGCAGTTATTTCTTGCATTGGATCAAATCCTCAAAAATGCGGATACGGAAGCTTACTTATGCAACACATTATCAAACATCTAAAAGCTTCTAACATTACTAAAACATATCTTAAAATAGATAAAGATGAGAAGGCAGATAGATTAGAAAAATTTTATTCTAATTTTGGCTTTGCCAAAGATGAAGTCGATGAAGAAGATGTATTATTTGACTACTATCCTGATGAAGAGTATGTAATGTCTTGTGATTTAGATTTAGATTTAAAAAATCTTAAAATTGTCAGTTAATTTATAATTATTATCAATATAATTATAAATTAATTAAATATTATCAACCCAATGTAATGTCTCGTTCTGGCTCCGTTAATTCGGTATAACAAATCTTTGGCAAGTCTCAGTTAATTTATCCAATGATACTTAACATCTTTATTTATAATAATGGCTAAATTACATTACATGCTCAACTTGATAACGAGTATGTAATGTCTTATTCCGGCTCCGCTAATTCGGTATAGATACCACGGATACTTGTCGAATTAATATCTTTAGAATTATCGACTATAATGTCAATATATGTCATCCCGTCATCATCTGTTCTTATATAATTACTTATATTAGATACATAAAATCCCTTAGGATATCTGTTTACTCCGCGTGCCAAATTTGACGCTCCATACCTACCTATGACAAGAGGAGATAATTCGTAATATTTATTGTCAGCTAAATATATTTGAACATTACCATCGTACCATAAATTATTATTTAAAATAAATCCAATAATTAACCCTTTATTATTGGATAATACCGGTACTCTAATTTTAAATACATCGTTTGATAAAAATTCAACACATGATTCTTCTAATACAACATTATTATATTTAACACCTTCCTCTGTCCAAACATTATCTATTTGCTTTTGTACTCCATTATTTCCCCAATATAAATTTATTGCTGGTATTGTTGTTATACCATATGGATTTTGACATACTGCAATACCAGATAATATAATATTTTCTAAACTTTCTTTACCACAATTAATTGATACATATATTTCATTATTTGATGTCTTATAAGTATTTATTAATGTTTTAGAAATACCAAATGATAACCATTCAAACATTCCTTGTAATGCATTGTTATTATATGGTCCTAAGAATGATGAATTCCCTATATTTTTTACATTATTATTTGTATTTGATCTTGTCATTATTTTTTTAATTGGTTTTCTTGTAATAGGGTCGCATATACACATGTTTATATTATTCCATCTTGCTCTAGTTATTGCTTGAATGAATACAGTATTATGAGTGTTCGGATCTATAGGTAACCTAAATGTTGCGTAATTTGTAGGAATATTATTTGTTATTGATGTATTATTAATAACTATTAAATATCTTTTATTAAATATATTTGTATATTTAGAATCATCAATTTTAACATTTTCTGATAAAGATATCCTATTTATTATATCTGAAGTATTATCTATTTTTTGCAATCCCTCCCAATAATATAAAGGATAACCATATACAGGTTCAAAATATGATTTGGGCATATTATATATTCCAAAATAATTTGATATATTTTTGTCTAATGTTAATGGATTACTTGTTATTATATTCTTATCTATTTGTGTATTATTATTATTAATATTTGATCTACAAGTTTCTCCAATTTTAATATAACCAGGATCACAAAATGAAGGACCTATTAATTTACCTAATGAAGTATAACAATTATTAAATTTTAATATTTCATTTGGATTACATCTAGCTGGAACTTCAGGTACAACAGGAACAACAGGAACAACAGGAACAACAGGAACAACAGGAACAACAGGAACAACAGGAACAACAGGAACAACTGGAACAGATACAGGTGCAACAGCTACAGGTGCAACAGATACAGGTGCAACTGCTACAGGTGCAACAGATACAGGTGCAACAGATACAGGTGCAACAACTGGAACAGATACAGGAACAGATACTGGTACAGCAACAGGAACAGATACAGGAACTGGTACATCAACTGGAACAGATACAGGTGCAACTACAGGTGCAGTATTAATGTTTGATCTACAAGTTTCCCCAATTTTAATATAACCAGGATCACAAAATGAAGGACCTATTAATTTACCTAATGAAGTATAACAATTATTAAATTTGAATATTTCATTTGGATTACATCTAGCTGAAACTTCAAGAGGAGCAACAGGAACAGATACAGGTGCAACTACAGGAACAGGTGCAACTACAGGAACAGATACAGGTGCAACTACAGGAACAGACGCAACTACAGGTGCGATAACTGGAACAGATACAGGTGCAACTACAGGAACAGGTGCAACTACTGGAATAGGTGCAACAGCTACAGGTGCAACTACAGGAACAGGTGCAACTACAGGTGCAACTACAGGAACAGGTGCAACAGCTACAGGTGCAACAGCTACAGGTGCAACTACAGGTGCAACTACAGGAACAGGTGCAACTACAGGAACAGGTGCAACTACTGGAACAGACGCAACAACTGGAACAGAAACAGGCGCAACTACAGGAACAGGTGCAACTACAGGAACAGGCGCAACCACTTGTTTTTTACACATAGAATCGACTTTTATATAACTATCCAAACATTCTGTTGGTAAATTATATATAACTGGTTTTCGTGTACTTTTTTGATCATAACAATAATTTTGTTGTCTAGCTGTTGAATAATATTTTGTTAGATTTGGTGTACATTCAGAAGGTGGGATTAACAAATCATCAAAATTTTCAATTAATTTATAATTATTATCAATATAATTATATTCTGCGAACATATTATAATATATATAATATATTATAATATTTTTTTAATTAAATATTATTTATCCAATGATATTTAACATCTTTATAAATAATAATAGCAGCATTAGTAAAAATAATATCACCAAGAGAATATTCTAATATATTATCTGTTTTCATATTAATTTTTTCAGGATCTACTAAAGAATCATCGCCTCCATAATCATTTGTTGTTTTATTTTTATATCTAACTAAATTATGGAAAAAATATAAATAATCTCGAATATTAACAGTATTTTCAATAATATAAACACCCTTGTCATTTAATAACGGGAATAATGTATTAAATAATACTAATATATCATCTAATTCATGGCTACCATCGTCAATGATAATATCAAAACCACCATATTTATCATTGACTTTTTTTAAAAATATTTCATTGTTATGTTTCCCTATTTCAACAAATATATTTTTTTCCTTTTCTTCAAATGTAATACAATATGGATTTCTATCAATACCAACTATAACTTTGGCATTGCCAAAATATTCACACATAGCAAATAAATTTTTGCCATTTGACACGCCAATTTCTAAATAACGTATTTGTTTATTTATATAATTATTTAAATATTTATCATAATATTTACCATAATTATTATATTTAGAATTTTTTTTTGTATTATATTTATTTAAAATTAATTGTAAATTATTTTCTTCTACTTGTAATAATATATTATTTTCTTTTACTTGTAATATATTTTCTTGTAATATATTATTTTCTTCTACTTGTAATATATTTTCTTGTAATATATTATTTTCTTCTACTTGTAAATTATTTTCCATATAAATTACTATTTAATATTAATTTATATAAAAAAACGAATTTGGTTGTATTCATTTTTTAAAATAAAATCTTAGCAAAACCGTTTGATATTTTAAGAATATTATATGTTAATGCATATACTTTTATTTTTACAGGTCTTTGATACGATACGCCTTTATCAATTGTTAAATTAATTACAATATCATCACAATTACTAAAATTACATGTACCAGTTGGAGATATGCTTTCTGGTTTTATAGAAAAACTATAAGTATTGATACCAATCGTATTATATACAGTATGATTTTGAAAATTTTGTATGTATTCGAAATAATTAAAATTCTTTTCCTTAACTCTTTCTTGACCATTTAAAAGTATAGAAGCTCTTTTAATAAGATTATCCCCTTCTAATTCGTATGGAGAGTTTGTATAATTAAATGATTCTTTTGAATATCCTTTTAATAAATAATCATAATTAGCTCTGATTATTAATTCTTTTACAGGATTTTTATAACCCAGTTTTATTTTATTATTGCTATGATATACTAATTTATCATTATCAAATTGTACATAATCTATAAGATAAGTATGCTCTTTTTTTGCAAAATGAACCCTTTCGGTATTATCTAAATAAATCATATCAACCAATAAATATGCATTATTTAATGATAAATTAATAATGTGAGAAAAATATCTATTTTTATCTAAATATAGTTTTTCATTTTCAATAGGAGTAACTGAATATTTATTTTGTATTCCAATTATAACAATATTAGGTATAAATTGCTCTGGTGTAATTTTAGTATAATACAACCTTTTATTTATAACATCAAAATAATTGAATCTGGCATAAAAAATATTATTTTGATATTCTTGTTTAATTATTTCATCATTTTTATAATTAACAATATCTTCCTCAATTATAATATAATGAGATGGTGATAAAATTAAACAATCGTCTAATTGATTAAATTCAACATTTATTTTTATATCAGAATTATCTAATGCTATTATGGGCAAAGCCATGTTGTAATTACGACAAAACCAGAACATTAAAGGTATATATAATAAATAACCTTTTTTACCATTTGTATTCTCATAAATTTCAGGAATATTACCAATCATTTTATTTAATCCTCTGCGTTTTGATATTGGTGTCGATAATTCGGAATATATATTTAACCAGTCACCGTATTGTCGTTCCAAAATATTTCCTCCTATCTCTAATTCAACCTGTTTTACTATATTCCAACCAATTTTCTTACACCAAGCACAAGATGCAATATTACTGTTACCTTGACCTTCTTCTCCTGGGAAATCTATAAATTTACCAATAGGTGGTAGATTTACTACTAAATAAATTTTACCAATTAAATCTGCTATCTTTGAAATAGTACATGTCACACGAGAACCAAAATCAGGTTTAACATTGAAGTATTGAGGTATAGGTTCTACTGCAAAATTTGTATGTCTTTTATAAACTTGTTTAAAATATGTTATTTGAGGGTTAGAGACTAAGAATGTTTCGGGATATCCTGTTAAAACTAATTGTAAAGCACCTGCAGGCATAATATTTTTAATATTACTTGTATACTAGTTTTTAAATATAATTTAAATAAATTATAATCTAAATAAAAATACACCCTATACCACTCGATATTCTTAATATATTGTACGACCTTGCAAATATTTTTATAATTCCGTTGTTAATTTGCTTATCTAAATTATATTTAAATAATTTGTTGTTTAAATAAGTAAATGAACAAGACCCAGACGGTTGGTATGACAAAGGATACAAACAAAATGGATACACATTCAACCCGTCTAAAAATGTTGTTTCATAATACGTATGTGGATATATTAATGAAGTTAATTCTGATGGAACATTGCTAAATCTATCATGTCCGTTAAAATTTAAAGATGTATTTTTTAAAACATTTTCATACTGGTAATATTCTTTATTTATTAATGAATATTTATCCTGAACTATAAAAAACATATCTTTCACTGGATTCACAAAATTTAATTTAATGTTACCATTATTGTTTTGTGATATATTTTCATAACAGTATTGTACCTGCTCTATTAAATATTCATGCCGCATTTTTGCAAATAATTCTCTTTCATAATCACTTAAATAAACAAAACTACCCATCAACTCAAATTTTATTTTCATATTACCAATCAAAGAAGCTCCATCCTCTATATAAATTAATTCATTTATATTACGCGTATTGACTTCAAATATTAGTTCACTGTTTTGTAACGCGATCAAAGGCAAAGCCAAATGGAATTTATTTTGAAAATAAAAAGGCAAAGGAATATATAAATTACTTTTCTTTTTTTTATTGGCGTCGAAATTATATAATTCTTTGGTATTACCAATCATTTTATAATATCCGTTATATTTATTTTCATTTATGGTACAATGCGACCAAATATGCAACCAATCTGACGAAAGTTCTTGTAATGTATAATCATTGATTCTTAAATTAATTTTGTTAAAAATAAAATGACCAACAAATTTTATCCATGATACTCTAGGTTTTATAGGTCTATTTATTATATTATTTAATTTAATTACATTATTAATTTTTTTATCCATATTAATTTTATATTGTGTAATAATATTATTATCATCATTGTTATTATTGGTAAATCTAAAATTATTAAAATGTTGATTATAAATTTTAGATATTTTATCGTTTGGTAAATTAATCAATGGATGATTATTATTTATATTACTTATTATATCATTTAACATATAGTTTTTATAATCTTTTACGCTTTGTGATTTATTTAAATTATTATTATATTTCTTGATTATTTCATTGTAATTAATTGTACTAAAATATATATCTAATATTATATTTGTATCTAATATATTATACAAGTTTAACTTTTCTAAAATATGACCTATCCCATTCTGTAATATATATGTTTGCGTATCGTCATACAAGAAATTGTTGTTATTCCATACAATTTTTAAAATTTTATAATTTATATTATCGTATTTTAAATCATATTTATCAATGATAAATAAAACATTTGAATCATTTAAAAATACCCAGTCGTAATAATCAAGATAATTATTATCATCTTTACATATTAAATATATTGATTTATTACTTTTTTTATACCACTCTATAATTTTATATTTAAAATCTATAAAATTATCAATTAAATATTCTAATGCATCTAAACTTTGATTAATTTTTAATAAATCATAAATATCATTTAAATTATTATATATTATTGTTGTATTATTAATCGTATTACCTTTTAATTTATTATTTAATATTATTAAATCATCAATATTTTCTATTAATTTTATAAAATTATTAATGTTATCAATAATATCTTTAAATTCAATTGGAATAATTGGATAATTTTGATAAGTAAAATTAATTGTTCCAATTCTTAAATTATAATCATCAATAACTTTAAAATAACTAAGATGATTATTTATTAAATTAATATCTATTGTATTTACATTTATATTTGGTAGATTTGTTATTAAATCATATATAATAGGTAATTTACTTATATTTGCTGAAATATCTTTACAAAAATAATTTTTAAATGAATCTTCAAAAATTGTAATATTATCTTTTAATGATAAATTATTATATAATATTATATCAAAACTATTGTTTGTAGTTGCAAAAGTATTCATTGAACCAACTAAATTATTAACAGTTTTTGAAAGATCATTAAGATCATTAAATTCATTAATTTTATTAATTTGCATTGTTATAAAATTTAATTTAGTAATTATTGGTGAGTTTGTTTTTAAATTTAGATTGCCATTTATTTGAGTTAAATTTGAATATAATGATTTAAATATATTAATTATATCATAGGTTGATTCTGATAGTTCAGATAATTCTGTAAAAGGAATATTATTATCTTTATCATTAATTATATCTATAAATTTTGGCATTGATTTAGCTAATGTTGTAATAACTGGAAATAATGCCAAAAAATTTTTAATCTTTGATATGTCATCTTTTAAATCTTCTGTTTTACTTATTATATCTGTAATTGATGTTAATTTATTTAATATAACAATTGATTCATTGATATTATTTTTTATATCTAATATATTAATAATAATATTTTTTAATTTATTAATAATATTATCATTTTTTATTTTATTTAAACTAATATCATTGATATTAGTTATATTATCACTTATATCTCTATATATTATGTCAATCGGAGAACCTAATTGTAAAAATGTACTTATAATATCACTAATAGTATCTAACGATTGTAATGAATCAATTATATTTTTTAAATAATCTGTATTTTTTATCAATTTAATAATATCATCAATTTTTTTTCCTTCTAATTCATTTGCTAAATTAGTTATATCATTAATATTAGCTTGCACATTATCATTTAAAGTAAAAAAATTATTAATATTATTAGAAATATCATTAATTAAATATAAATTACCAATATTATTATTATAATTATCAAATTCTCGATTCATAGATCTCCATTCTGTATTTTTAACACTATAATTACCTAAATTAATATTTGCACTGCTAATAATTATATCAGTTAAATAATTAATATTAGTAGTGTATACAGTATCTACAAAAAAAATTGTATTTTCTGATAAATCAGTTGGTAAAATAACAGAATTAAAAATTGTTTCTAAATTGTTTAATAAATTAACAATTTCTCCATTATTTTGTTCATTAAAAAATTTTCGTAAAGGAAAGAATACACTTTTTAATATATTTGTTTTTGTTAAAAATTCACCCAAAAAATCACAATTTGATAATAATAATTTATATTTTAATGCATTATTATAAATTATATTTGATACATTATTTATTTTTGTAATATTTATATTCTTACAATTTTTTAATATTGTTGAATAATAATTTGTATATTGTGAAATATTTACAATATTATTACGTACATTTTTTAAATTTGACATATTATTATACAATTCTGGTGCAAATATTAAATTTTTATTAATACTAATTAAATTGTCTGATATATCTTTAACATTATCTTCTAATGTTTGTGTATAAATTGGTAAAGTACTTAGAACATCTCTTAAAATAGTTAAATTATATATAACATTTATAAAATTTGATGAAACATCTGTAATATTTGGTAAAATATTTGGTAATTGTGATATGTTTTTTAAAAATGTTTCTAATATTATTAAAATATCTGTTGACATTTTTATTGGTACATAAGATTGTTTATAATAGTTTTTCCATGATATATAATTGTATTTTTTTACAATTCCTAACCTATATTTATAATTAGGTTCATAAACGAACCCGTCATTTATTTCTATTTGTAATATATTATTAGTTATGTTTAATATTTTCATTGGACCATATATTTCATTTAATTTATATACAACTATATAATCATTAATATTTAAATTATGATTGCTAATTGTTATATATATATAATTATTATCATTTATATTTGTTGTAATACTAATTATTTCTAAAATATTATTTATTTCATATTTTTTTTCAATTGGACTAAAATTATATTGATTCCATTTATAATAACTCATTGCTAATATATTATTGATTTTATAATCAAATTTAACTAATTTATTATTAAAATCATAAATAAATCCAAATGGTAAATTAGTTGTTCTTACTAAAATACCATTTAAAATTATTAAAGTTGTATTTACTTTTTGATCATTTGACCAATCTAATTGATCTAATGATATTTTTTCACTATCTGTTACTAATTCTCCCAAATACCAATACTTTTTACTATTAATAATAAAAATTTGT